ACTCCTCTACAGATTCCTGAGAGGAACCTGCAGTGGACTCCTCACGCAACTCTTCCTCATCGGCAGCTTCGGTGTATGAAGCGGAATCATGAGAGTGCTCGCTAATAGCATCCGTGTGCGCCTCATGAACCACTCCATCCACCAAACTATCTAACTCTGCCATTTCGAACCCCCCAGTTGTCAGAGTACCGCTATCCATAGTCTGTCAGAAGGAACGTTCACGAACGAAATCTCAATTAACTCAATGCCCCGCATAATGTGATAGCACTGCTTTAACTCACCGTGCCACTCGTAGGTGTTACCGCGCATGTGACCATGTGGACATTCTACGCCCTGCACCGCCTCCCCACAGACCGAACACTCCACACGATGGGGGATCTGACCGATGGACACGGTGAGGAACCTGCCGTCCATCACCATCTCCATGACGCGCCGGTCGAATAACAGCGCGTCTACCTCCAAATAACCTTCCTTGCGACCGCGTCCCTTACGAACAACGCGGGCATCCACCACACGACCCACGGGAATCGGCATATCCGAAGATACCAGTGAATTGCCGGTCGTGCGGTGGTCCAACATGATAGGAATAGGATAGGGCTTCAACGCAGTGATGTAACCCTTACTGACACCGTCGCCCTCCAACTCCTCAACGGGATAGAAGGTCTTGTTGCGGGTCACCTTGTTCGCAGTGATGGCACGCATGCGCACCCTCAAGGCAGGAGACGTGGAACCCGCCTCCTCCTGTACTATCCTCGAATACTCCCGTCGCACAGAACGCATGTCCGACAGGGACAATATCATCTGTTCACGTATGAGGTCCATTACTCTGCCACACCCTCCAAATCGCGTTGTCTCAGACGTGTCGGCGAATCCTTCGGCGGACGCCCGCGCGGAAGATCCGAGTCGGAACCCCTTAACGAAGAACCCGCACGACCTATCCCAAGCTGGAACTGTAACCTCAACGGCTCCAACAGCCTGGGCATGTGGACACGCCAAACGTAGCTGTCCTTATCATCAAACTCGNCANCTAACTGCATCATTCTGCGAGCTTCGGANAGGGTAATAACACCCTGTGAATACAGGTTGCTGATAACCGTATACAACCGTAACACGTGACGGGAATCGGGCTCGCCGAACTCTACACGAACCGCATCGGTGCGCTCCCAGTCCGCCTCCAATAACAACGGATTCAGAACATGCTCGGATAACTGGTGACCAAACTCACGCTGAATGGAACGCACCAGCATCCTTAAGTGCAGATCCAAAGTATCCGCATCTGGATCGGGAACCCTGTGCCCGATAAGCACCTCATTCAAACCCAAACCGGAATAAGCGCGCTTGGTGAAATAATCCAGATAAGGCTCCGCACGAAGCGCTAAACTCTCAGCTCCAATTACGCGAACCTCTTGACCAGGCATTGTAACCAGTACCGCATCACTGGACATCTGGTTAATCGCTTCCACTACCTTCTCCATATCCGGGCGGATGGAGGACGTGCCGTTTGTTAGATCAGGCATGGTAATGTGTATCTTCGGATTCACAAACCGGTGCATCATACGAAGCACCTCTTCCTCCACCTGTCTTAAACCGCGCACATCCTCAACCGCACCCAAAAGGAACGGGACACCGTAGACGCTGTCCAGGGGACGACGGTAGGTGAGATGACAGACCTGATCCAACGGGAAGAAACGCTCCACGCCGGATGTACCGGAGATGGAACTGACACGTAATATCCATCCCTCTAACCCGGTACCTTCCCTGTTCGCAACAGGCAACATGCAACGAGGAGGAACGACATACCATGTAGCAGTAGCGGGAGACTTCACACGACGCCCGTAGACCACACCCAACTTGTTCGTCGTAGCGCGAATGAGAAACGCATTGCCGAACAAGACGAAGTCAAACAACGCCTGACGGACCAACTCGTCCCAACCCATACCGTTGATGGAATGAGAGATCTCAAACCGAGTGCGAAGATACACATCCGCTCCGGGTGTACCGGCTACCCACCTGATACCGGAATGATAAACCATCGCGACGATCAGGTCTATCGCACGCTGGATGTACCCGTCCGACAAGTAAGCCTTCCACAAATCATTCAAATCCAACGAATGATTGAACCGATAAACACGAGTGCCTCTAGCCGAAGAACCGGCCGATCCCAAACCGTAAACACCGATGGAATATGAGGGATCACGGACCCGATCTACAGCGGGTAACCCGGTCAGACGAGCAGGAAGATCGTATACCTTTGGGATACGAGCCGACTCGAAATTGGCCACAACTAACCCTCCACCTAACGACTATTACCTGCTAATGAGGATAATACGGACATCAACCTCACTTCGCCGTCGGATACAGAAACCACAGGAATCCCATACACGGAACAGGACTTCAATAACTCCGCGTAACGAGAAATGTCGTAACTCTCATTATCTATCAGTACCAACGGTAGATATGGATAAATTAACACACCGGGCATCACACGGAACCCGGCACTGAACCAACTCCATGCGCCACCGTATACCCACGGCGTGTCCGGGAAACGCTCCATTACCGAACGATGCATCTCCATGAACCTGTCAGACACGCCGTCACGACGAAACAGACCGAGTAGTAGACGCCTCAACAAAACAGTAGACCTCCCACAAATCACCTACGAGCATCGGACATGCCGTCCAACAAACCGGACCTGAAAGCAGAAACAATACCCTTCAATGCCACACATAACCGACGACGACGATATAACACATCATACTGCTTGGCATTCACCGAGAGCTCCGTACCAAACCGAAACGAACGACGCATGTCATCGCGTGTCGAATGAACAAACCGATTATAACGCTGCCACCAATCCTGAATCTGGTCCAGCAACTCGTCCATAAACTCTAACTCCTCTATCTCACCGAACAGATCAACAAAAGTGTCCCGAACCTCTCTTAATCTAGACAAACGATAGAACAAAGGGTTCACCACCTGACGACCGAACAAGCCGATCAAGTCCGCTATCTGGTTCCGCATGGTGGACTCCACACGCTGACGAAGCTGCTCCCGCCAACCTTTGAACACGGACAACACGCGCACCGCAGTGATGGCAATGAGCAGGTCTAACCCGTTGATTACCACCTGAAAGAAATCAATGAGAGCATCGCAGACACGCACCAACTCCATAGCACGCTCCGGAATCCTACGACCTATACCGTAACCACGACGATAGAGCTTGTCCTCTAACTCCGAACGACGACTCTCTAAATCGCGAACCCTGCCCTCTAAAACGGGCTCCGTGTTCACAACAGACCCGCCACTCAAAAGGTCCTGAAACGCACCCTGGAACGAACGCAATCCCTCCTGTAACACCTCGCGAATGATAGAAGCCCACTGCCAGTTCCAATGCTCAAACAACNTGGAGTAATAGGAAGCAACGGGAGGCTTGAACGGTTCACCGGTGAGACGCTCCGTATCCTTAATAAGTGAACGTAATAAGGTGGAAGCGATCTCGCTGCGAACACGTAACATAGATGAGTTGTAGTGATCTAAACTTACCTGCTGAACGTCCACTAAAGAGGATACCAAATCGTCCAACTCTTCATCAGACATGCCCTCCATGAAACCGTCCCCGACGACGGAAGACAACTCCTCCAAAGCGGATAACACGTTATCTTCATCAGGCTGCGAAGCAAGACTGCTATCTATAACAGACCGTACCTGAAAGTCCAACGGCCTGCCCGCCTCCGACTCCACCTCGCCTACCGGAGGTTCCACTAACAGACGCTCCAGATCCATCACGACCTCCAATCTCTGCTACGAGAAGAGGAGACAAAAGAACGACCGCGAAATCCGCTATCTCTACTTAACCCGAAATCGATAACCTTGAACGGAGAAGACGAACCGGACCTGTCCTTGAAATCTAACACCACAGGATCCCTTGGCGCCATCGATGCACGTTGCCAGTAAGGGGCACAAATGCGTAGCTGCCATAAAGCCAAAGCCAAAGCGGAAACAATGTGGTCTTTGGAGGACTTGAAGGTCATACCATACCCGTCCGTCGACTTGACCTGAATACCGAGCAGCTGCCGTTTCAACTCCTCGTCCGTTTTGGGGAATACCAACAACCCTTTATCGATGAGGAACGACATCCACTGATAGGCAGCGTCCTTCAAACGAATACGACGCTGGTAACTGTCCCTGTCCAAAGTGAAATCCACTAACTCCTGAAATGAATAACCTACGATTCGTTCGGGAAGAGACATGCTCCGCACGGACGCTTCGGTACGCAACACCTCTAACTGCATCTCACCGTAACCGCGATCCACCGCAACCCACTCCGCACCGGTTAACTCCTGTAACTCTAAGACCCTGTGTACACCCTGAGTCAGTAACATGTCATGCGGAGGCAGCTCCTCGCGATACATCACCTGGTAATACTCGCCCTGTGAATCATAACGAACGATAACAATGTTAACGCCGGACTCATACTTGTCCCAATCCACTCCTATNGCCCGCGGACCGTTACTGACCTGATAAAGATTGTATCGATAGTCCCTCCCTGCCGCTTCTACCTGAGAACGACTGACAAGAGACCTCCCCGCCTGGTCCGGGAAGTCCGCCAAATACTCGGTCGTCCAAGATAACTCGTTTGGACAAGCACTTCTATATTTGTCTACCAAACCGACAAAGTCCGGATTGCTCGTTATAGGCACATGGATGGTATGCCAGAATCGGCTGAGCTCCGGTTTGGCGAATATGTCATAGAACATACCGCCGTGATAATCCGGATTGGGCGTGGAACTCACTATGGTCAACGCATCCGGACGGTACAGACCGCCCTGAATGATAGGCTCTATCGCAATCCAGTCCTCCTCCCTCAGATAAGCCGCCTCGTCTACAATGATGACATCGCCGCCCTGACCGCGTACCGAGTTGCCCTTCCGATGAGAGGATGCTCCGGTCGTGAACCCCAAAATGACGGAACCGTTCGTGAACTCTCTACCCATTAGTGGATTACCGGCATAGGAACGGGCAAGGGAAGAAGAAAGGGCAGGGTTCACCTGAAGGAATAGATCAATGTTGCGGAATATCACGTCCGCCTTGGCCCTATCCGGCGTGATAACCAATATCCTGCGACGACTGCGGGTAATCGCCGCCCAAAGACATAGAACGGTCAAAGCATACGTCTTCCCGGTCTGACGAGAAACACGAACCGCTATCCGCTTGTGATCCTTGACGGCGCCTAATATCAACCGCTGTACATAGTTAGCCCTGAACGGAGACTCTGTCATAGGCTCAATCAACAGAGACTCCGCGAATAACAAAGGGTCGTTCATAACCCTGTAGAAGTCCACGTTCACCCAAACTACCTCCCGTAACGGGAAGCCATAACCGCCGCCTCCGCACCGATGATGCTCCTGTAACCGTGAATAGCCTGAATACCCTGCTGCATCATCTGAAACGAACGCTCGGTGTGCTCAAATGAATGCATCATCGGAACCACGGCGGAACGATACTCCGCAGCCATTCTTCTGTGATGCTCCAGATTACGGGTGATGCCGCCACTAACAGCCCAGTTGAAGACACCCATCGCTGCGACGCCAAGCGGAGACACGCCGAACACCAAACGCGGAAGCATGTAAGAGGCAACGATCTTGCCTACACCGAACTGCATCGCGCGACGATAGGCCTTCTCAGGGTCCCTGCCCTGCATCGCCGCACGCTGACGGGCGAACTCCGCCTGCGCATCTAACGATAAATAGGTCTGAAGTACCGGCTGCGCTAAGGATATGACAGGGTCAATCATCTTACCACCACCTGTATGAAGCCGCCCCCCTTCAGGGGGCGGCCAAATGAAACTACTTATCCGTCTTCCGATCTGGGCTCTGGGAAGGAGGATTCTTGGGTATCCCCTTCTTCGCAGGCTCCAAAGGAACACCTCCAGGACCAGAAGGTTGAACAGGAGGACTGACCCTCTTCGGACCGACTATCCGGAACGGAAGGTCAGGCAAGCCGGGAATGGAGAAACGTTTCAACGGAGTTACACCTCCTTATCTAATAGGAAGCACCTTGATAGGTGCTCTATTGAAGGCGAACAGGAACACTTACCGAGTGCTCCTCGCCCTCCAACAATGTCACGTTCAGCGCCACCGGCATAGTAAGGTTACCGTTGGGAACGATTCCAACAGGGAACGGAATGTTCACCTGCGTCACACGAACCGGCTGAACAACCTGAAGACTAAGGGTGTTACTGGTCGCCGTCTGGGTCTGACCGTTGTACTCATACGTTGCCGTCGCAGTCAAAGTGATGGGCTGACGGGGCGTCAAAACATTCTTCACCTTCACCACCAAGTTACCCATCGAACCCGGAGTGAGCGGCGAAGGCAACTGCGAGGACAGATTAACGGAAACGGGGGAACTACTTGAACCGCCGTTATTCTGCGCCATCGCATAACCGTTGACGAACAGCATCAACAGGATGCTTGCCCAGAGTTTCATGATGAACCTCCTTCTTCTGAATGATTCCCAAGATTGGCAGGCGGAAGAGCCGGAGCATCAGACTCCTCACTCACAAGTACATTGGCACTTCGCTTCGCCATCTGTTGCAACATGCGCACAAAGTCCTTCTCCATCTTACCTTCACGCTCCGCACGCTCCAAACGGGAACGACGGGAAGTCATTAACTCGTCCATCAACGCACGCTGCTCTCTCAATAAAGAACGTAACTCGTTCAACAACGGATTAGAAACCTGCCTCACTACCGAACGGTTCCCAGAAACCGTCACCTCCTCCAATGTCATCCCCTGCACCGCTAACAACTGCTCAATCCGCCAAATCAATACGTCAATGCGAGTCAAATGCGCCGCTATCTGAATGTCCGTGTAAGTGATATTGTCCAAACCGATATCCTGAAGATACCGAGCTAAACGATACGTAATCTCCCTGATCTCTAACAAACAACGATTGCCGATGATGTCTAACCGATGAGAGATGGGACAACGCGAAGCAATGGGACACTCCGATCCCTTGCAATAGACCGGCAACGACTCATAAATGCTGGCTACGTAATCCTGAGCTTCCTTCGCCCTCGGATCCAAATCGAATAGAGGATGCCGATACCTTAACTCCTGAAACAACGCCTCGTAATCGCCACTCCAATCCATGACGCTACTCCCTATTCGCCGAATCCATCGATAAAGGACCGATGATGTCTTTCAAAGCGTAAGAGACACGACGGATGCTGACTACCTCTACAGGGTCCTGAATAACAACGTTTAATCCACGCCGCCTCAAAGACTTGAGTAACGCACCACGCGAGGAAGTGGACTGAACCCCACTCATTAAATGACGAGACTCTAAATCCACAATCCGTAACCGCTCAATGCGAAATACCTCGCCCGCGAACGTCTCGTCACCCCAAGTCCTGCTCTCATAGTCCGTGTCCTGCATTAACCCGCCGTTCGGACCAATAACATAAACACTCACTAACTGACCAACATCCATCCAGTCAGGACGATCACCAACATAATAAAGATTGAACCACCCGTTACGTAGAGCGAATAAACCGTAACTGCCCTTCAACTCCACAAAGGGACGAGAATACCTGCCTTGATTCATGCTAAACCTCCTATTTGATTGTAGAACACTGACAGAAACTTAAAACAAAGTGACGGTCGCCAGAAATCGAGGCCTAACAATGGCCAAGGCTCTCCTTTCGAGGCTTTTGTGGCCTCTTCTCTCTCCCAAAGCTGTGGTAGCAACATTAGCCATTAAGAAACAACCCCCCAATAACATCTCCCGTTGAACCCGTACTTCTGCGTATTGATTTCGCCTAGACTATGGACTGGGAGCTTCCACGTCTTCGGCATATTCTGGGGTTGATTTGGCATTTGGATATCCGGAGTGAAGTTTGTGTACCGTTTAGAGTTCTCCATTGGCTGGTAGGTCTTTGCCCTTACCCCGCCTCCCGTATTCGCGAGGTGGGCAGTAGCCTTTCTCAGCCTTTTGGACTTACCGGACCTGCATGTAATGACGAGGTCCAGTATTCTGGCTGCGCTACTTCTCTCCAGTACCCATGTCCCCTTATCGAGTTTAGTTGGGTACATCTTATATCCGCACAAGCAGAGTGGCCATCCGTGTATTGGATGCAGTTCTTGTGTTTGGGCTTGTTCTGCTTGTTCTCTGGATTCGTAGGTATTCGCGTATCGGACTCTATACCACTCTCTTAATCTACCTCTACGGTTACGTTTGACGGTATGAGTGCTTATTCCCAGGCTCTTCGCGATTTCGTATTTGATGACCGGTTCTTTGAGGGTTCCTGGTATAGAAGCGATGACGCTCTTAAAGGACTTCAAGTCCTTTAATTCTTCCTTACTTACCAGTACCACACGTTCACAATGTATTTTGAGCAGGTTCGCTATTTGTGCCCATGAGTAGATGATATATCCTCTAGACACCGGGAGGATCCACCCTGATTTCTCCAGTCTTCTCAGGCGATGTTTGATAGTGGATTCGCTCAGTCCCGTTTGATTCATGATGTAGTGGACGGCTTCTTCTTTGGGTATGATACCGTCTGTATGGTTGAGTCTTTTGAGGTGGTTCAACCACACGTATGCGTGCAGATCCGCTATGCGGTTAGAGGATCTGATATGTTTAAGGACGCCCCATTCCAATTCCACCGTTTCGGCTATACCCAAAGCGCACTCCAATTGTATGGATTCTATGGGTTTGAGTTCATTCACACGGTCTATAATCAGGTCTTCTCTTACTATCTTGAATCGAAACGCCTTGAAGTCTCTGGAGTACTTCAATCGTTTGCCTTTCAACCAGTGCGGGGTATCCAATGTGTAGACATCAGAGAGTATGGCTCTTCCTTCCTCATCGATCTTCAGTTGTGACTCCAGACCCAGGCTCTTCGCGATTCGCTTAGCTACCACATCTGCCGGGAATTGGATCTCCCATCTCCATACGGTAGCTATTCGTGTGTTTATTGTTTTAGGCTTATTCTCTTCTTGTGCTTTCTTCGCTTCTTGTGCTTTCTTCGCTATTCTTGCGTATTTATTGAGGTCAACGGTTTCATTCTTTATCAGTTCCTGCATTATCTCATCTATATCTAAGTCTCGGTTCACGATGAACGCTGCGACGGATCTTTTGTCGTCGTCATTTATGACACGCTTATGATTTCTTCCCCATTTAACTACCCTACCATAGAATGACTCGCCCAGGTATCTCATGTTAACAGGACGGATCTGTTTTGGTTCTTCATTCTTTGTGACCGGCTCATATAGATCTTCAAACGGGTCATAATCATCATAGATATCCTTTGGTTCCTCTTTATTCAACTGAGTATTTGATGGTATGCCTGGAGTTCCGGATCCTTCTTTGGGTTCTTTATCTTCCTTCTTGTTAGTCGGTGCATACAGATCCTCAAACGGGTCATAAGCCTCCTCATCACAGGTGGGTTCTTCCTTCTTCACCGGAGCATTTATTGTGGTTTGGGCTTCTTTTTGGGGTTCTTCTTTTGGTTCATCCTTCTTTGTAATGGGATCATCCATATCTTCAAATGGGTCATAATCGTTATAGATATCATCGTCCAGGTTAATATTGACATAGGTGTTTGTGGGGTTTCGATATCTTCCGGATGACCGATGATTTCAGGTCGTTCGTGATCCATTGTAGCTATTCCGAACCTGCCCATGGCATGGTTCATGGCCGCGGCGTAACTATCATCCGAGAACGGTTGATAGAACGGCAGGGCGAAGGGATGTGCGAACCCCAGCGCGATGTCTCCGCTCTTCGGGTTAATGGATCCCGCCAGTCGGATCTTCATTCGTTCTCCGACCAACTGGTCTGGATCGGACCTGAGGCGTGCTCGGAGTGACTGTATCCTCTCTTCCGGGGATTCCAGATCCACTCCCATCATCATGGCGTGGATCATCTCCAACTTACTGGTTGTATTACCCCAATTCCCGTAAGCGACGAAGTGGATACCTCGTCCTGTGTGATACCATAACGTATCGTAATAGATGAACCGCAGCAGCTCTTCGTCCCCACGATACTTCTCACAGATACGCTTCCACAGCGGGCACGCCGTTCTGGGTCTCAGGTAACCGCTGATGTCATCTCTTCTAAAGGACAGTCCTTCCATCAACTCGGAGCTGCTCACGCGCAGGTCGTCTATGTCCAAATAGAGAAGATGCCATCTGTCCGGTTTGGGTTCACCGTTGGAATCCATGGGGACGGGATTAAACAACAAAGTGTGTGGTTTGTCTTCATCAAACAGCGACTCGAGGACATCATTCGTCTTGAGGAACATGGAAGAGATGGAATAGTCCGTGGACAGAAAGGACAGACTAACGACGTCCAACAGCGAGAAATCGTAGGTACCGATCACCCTGTCATTGTCTGTCTAATTTCACGATTCGGTAATAGTCGTATGCTTCGTCACCGGAGTAAGAATTGTCCACCGACATGCGAGAGATAAGGGAGTTGATGTAGAAGGTATAGACCGCTATCGTGTAGCGCGTAACCTTCCACTCAATCTCCCCACTCTCTAAACCATGCGCGTTATGGACGTACCTCTGTATCCTCAGCGGGTCCATGCATCAACTCCGCCACGATGGTCTCCAGACAGTCCGAAACGACGCTCTCTAAAGGACGAGNGGCGTCTATCCGAACCATCAAGCCGGAATCCGCCAGAAGAGCGTAACGCCGGTGAGCCTCCTCCAGTAACTCCAGATCTCTCATAGGCTCCCATGTGTTACGCAGATTCAGTCTCTCCAGTGCTTTCTCAGGAGGACAGTCCAACCAAAGAGTGAGGTCCGGAGCGAAATCGTCCGCAAGCAACATGACAACCCTACGGAACCGCTCGTCGTCTAACCAACCACGGTCAACAGGAACCGGATTGTAGACAAAGGTGCTGTGCCAGTAGCGATCGCACAACACCCAATTACCGCCGTATAACGCCTGCTTGATACGACGGACGTGAACGCGCCGGTCCAGTAGATACATCAATAACCGACTGAGATGGTCTTCCTCATGACGTAACCAGGAGACTAAACGCTCATCATGAGGCTCCTTTGTGAAGAAGACACGACGTCCCAAAACTCCGTCAAGGCGTCCTGTAACCTTAACGCCACAGCGGTCTTGCCGGAACCGTCAATCCCCTCCAGAACGACGAACCTTCCGACGCTTGACGGAGGGCTTATCTTCGGAATGGACGGGTTGGTCTCCCCCATCACCGTCTCCACCAAACTCGTCCACTCCCTCAACGACTGAATGTCCACCGTCGACATGACCAGAAGGAACCTCCTCTGAAGATGATAGATAAGAGGAATCGCCCGAAGCTGTACCGGAGTTGTCCCCCGAAATTGTGCTGGAATTGTCCTCATGAACCAACGAGAAAGCCCACTCCCGCACAGAACGACGAACCAACAAAGCACCACCTAAACCGAAGAGGGATAACTCGTAGTTCTCAGGAACGCAGATCACACAAAGAGATGAACTGGGGGCCGCTAAACCGGAACCGCCGAACTCCCGACGAACCATACCGCTGTCGCCATCAACACGAGACCATACCAGTCTCGAACCAACCGGCAGAATCTCCAAAATCAAACGCCCTACACTGGAACTGCTGTAACCGCACTGCTCAGGCTCCCTGTCGTCCGATACCCATACCACCTCCACAGGCCTCAACATCCTCAACACCGCTAAGACCTGCGCGAAACCATCGGAACTGCCGGGTAACCTCGACCGCTCCGCACTCACCCACTCACGAAACGCCGTATAATCGATGTTCAACAACTCCCAAACCTGCATGATGTAATCACCTCCGCCTTACAATATTGGCACACCAAAACCACGTAACC